GGAGTGATGCGAACAAATTCGTTCGCAGGGCGACCTAATTTGGTCTTCTCACCGGCAATATGCATGCCGATGACAGAACCACCAGAGTAAACTGGCATGCCACTAGTGCCTGGTTCCGTGGCAGCGTTGTATAAACAACGATCGAGTTGGTCGACAGAGATGATGAGACCTCTCTCGAGACAGTAGCCGTTAGTGGCGGTAAGGCACATAACGTCGACTGGTTGGTCGACAACCGGATCCATGAGAGAAACGGTCTTCGAAGTGAGGTGCACGAAAGGATTGGTTAACACCATCCAATCGTCGTTGTACTCTCGTCCAAAATCGACGATTGTAGCAACTGCCTCCTCCGTTTCCGTTATCTTGTTAACGTGTCGAATTAACTTCACGATAACTGGGCGTCCAACCTCTTCGAGTTGGTAATCTCCGTGTCTACAAGTGAGAATGTATCCACCGACTCTAAAGCCGTGTGAGATACCCCCCTGCTTGGAGAGAATCTGTATGATGTTAGTCATGGCCTCTTCCGGTGGGGGTACGTTGCCACGCGCCTCCTTTCGTTTGGCACATAGCTTGTCGTATTTCTCAATTGTGCTACTTAAAGCTGTGAAAGACTGATGTAACACTGGATCAGCCGCAGTTCTCGCTGCGTTCAGGGTCTTTTGCAACGCGTCTGAAACAGGGGTTGGCTGTGGGGCTTTGGGTTTCGTCTCAAGGCCTCCTGCGACAATTGGACCAACGTCTTTACCGGCTTTAAGGGTGCTATATCCGGCACCAATACCGATAACCTTCTTGTATAATCTCAACTTCAATTGAGCAACATCCTCGGGTATGACGTTTTTGATAGATGGTAATTTAATACCACGACTCTTGATCTCAGTGGCAAGTATATCTATCTTCTTGCCCACTGACTGGCCATCCAATTTGTCTTGGATCTTAGTTGGTAAGCCCTTTTGAGGAGCGCTTTTCTGTATACCAGCTAGATACTGATAGTAATTCTTCATGTACACCCCATAGTCGAAAGTGTGACCTTTCTTCTTGCCTTTAAAGGTTTTGGTAGAGGGTGGAGCCGCTTGCGCGGGTTTCGATGGAGCCGGAGTAGCTACAACCGGAGGTGTTTGAACAGTAGGAACAGGTGGAGCCGGCGT